AATTACTTAATACTTATATAAAGGGCCTAGGATCTAAAGTCCAATATGGTATTATTAGGCCTAATTTCTTACAGCATGGTACTACTTCCGGCCGATATGCGTCTAGGAACCCTAACTTCCAGAACCTTCCTAGGGACGACGAGCGCATCAAGCAGTGCGTTACAGCACGTCCTGGTAAGGTCTTTGTTAGCGCCGACCAATCTCAGCTAGAGCCTAGGGTATTTGCCTCCTATAGCCAAGATAAACGCCTTATGGATGCCTTTAATGGCGCCTCTGACTTTTACTCAGTAGTCGGCATGGAGGTATATGATAAATTTGATTGCGTCCCTCAAAAAGAAGGACCTAACGCATTTGGAGTAAAGTATAAGAAATACAGAGACTTAGCCAAGACTATAGCTTTGGCAGCAGCCTATGGAGCTACCCCCTTCCAGCTAGCGCCCACTACTGGTAAGTCTGTAGAAGATACTGCAAATGACTTGCAGAAGTATTTAGAAACATTCCCCGGTGTTCAAAGTATGATGTTAGAGGCTCACGAACTAGTCAAAAAGAATGGACAAGTCACCAGTCTATTCGGCCGTCCACGTCGGATTCCCGATGCTAAAAAAATCGAAAAACTCTATGGAATACAAGAACATAGCGAATATCCATACGAAGTTAGAAATATGTTAAATCTGGCCTGTAACCACCGTATACAATCTACTGGCGCCTCTATAATGAATAGATCAGCCATCAAGTTTTACGAATATATGGACGTATTGGGCATAGATGCTAAGATTATTCTACAGGTCCATGACGAATTAATCGTAGAATGCAATGAAATAGATGCCGAAACTGTCGTTCAAATGCTCCAGGACGCACTTGAGAACACGGTTACCCTCCCAGGGGTAAAATTAGAAGCAAAACCACGTATTTCTAAGACTTTAGCAAAAAAGTAGTTGACAAACTGTATTTTAATGGTATGATATATCCTATAAGGAGATATTTTAATGAACGCTAAGCTATTGCTTAAAAAGGCCCTTTCTTACTTCCCGACTAAACTACCGACTGGCATGTCTGAATTTGAGACATGGTCTAATGATATTATCGAACTTACAGGCCCTTTGGCTGAGCCGACTAGCCTTAAATTCGCATTAGCCGACATGATCCTGCGGATTGGTCCTTTGAAGAACGATAAGTATCAAACCCTCCCCGGATCTGTCCCTAAGAACTACTTCGTACAAGCTTTACGTAAGATAGCATCAAGTCAGATTGCTTCTGGCGTATTGCACCAGATTAAAGTTGACCAGGAAGCAGCGCAGAAGGCAGCTGCTGAGAAGGCCCAGGCTGAAGCTACTGCCGCAACTACTGAGGCGACTTCTCAAAATGAGCAGCAAGTATCAAACCCCTGAATTTCTTGAACTAAAAGAGAAATGGGATAAAATTCTAAAAGATGATGGCTTCATTGATATTGAAGCTGTTGATACTTCTGACACCAGCGCACCGTTCCATAAGAAGTCAGGTAAGAATGCCCACACGGCATTGTGGCTTAACTCTAAGATCGATTACTTTACTTACGCTACGTACTTTTTGAATGATAACGCATTTGATACTGAATTAGAGCGCACCATTTGGGAGTATCATACTAACGGCATATCGGCTAGGAATATAGCTAAGACGCTAACTGCTGTTGGCATTAAGACCAGCAGAATGAGTGTGTGGCGAACAATTAACTACTTGAGATCGATAATGAAGTCCAGGTATTTGGCTAAAAATGAGTAATTTCAACGGTTTATACAATATTAGAGCATTTAAGGAAGAAGATCGAAGCTTCATCATGGCCACGTTCCTTAAAGGCCTATATTATGGTGAGTCGCACTTCAGTGAGATACCTAAAGATATATTCATGAAAGCCTACCACCCATACTTGAGTAGCATGCCAGCCAGTAAGAACGTATTGATTAAGGTAGCTTGCCTCCCTGATGATCCAGATACCGTTATTGGGTACAGTATTTTAACCCTAGACCAAGAGACCGTCATTTGGGTATTCGTGAAAGGACCGTGGCGTCAAAAAGGTGTGGCAAAATCTTTACTTCCTAGCAATCCAAAGTACGTTGGGCACTTGACAAAACTAGGGCGTATGCTATTATCTAAAGTAAATAACCCGTCGTTTAACCCGTTTTTTAACCTATAGGAGACAAATATGTCCAAGAAATCTAGCCGCTTTAACCCGTTCAAAAAACCCGCTGCCCAGGCGAAACAACCGCGTGCATTGACTGAAATTCAAGCTGAATATGGCCAATTGGTCAATCAGGCTGGTCAACTCCAGTACCAAATACACGTATTGCAGAAGGACCTGGATGCTGCTAACCAAGCCTTGGTAGTAATCAATCATGAAGCAGCCGATCGCATTAAACTTGATAAAGAGGCTTCGGAAGCAGAAGCTGCTAAACCGACCGAATCTAAGGAGTAATTATGAACGAATTTAGTGGTAAAGCCGTAGAGCACGCCGTTACCCATAGTGTTATGCATTACCCCGGCGTTGGCCAGTTTGGTCCGACTTTGAATGTGCACCAGCTTGCTAGCTCCGTTAAAGTAACCAGCATGACCATGGGCGACTCGTTTGTATCAGTAGAAATCAAAGGTCCTCAATTGGCTACTGCTACAATCGTTATCCCATTAAGCAATTTTTCTCATATCGTAATGGCTAAATGAGTAAATTTGTTGTCAAACCTAATCAGAGTTCGCTTCCAAAGGCGCCGGACACTACTCCAGAAGTTCTCACTTCTAGTCTTAGTGTTCAGCGTCTTATCGATGATTGTCTGTTGGTTTTGAGCCGAGAAATACGCAATCTAATGATTGCTAGTGTTCAGGGCAAATTAGAAGCATCAGAGGCGCGCGATCTTAGGGATCACTGTAAGCTTTTATTTGAGATTAAGAAGATTGAACAAGATTCATTGCGCAATCTAACCGACGATGAGTTAAAAGAAGCAGCTAAGGAAGCCCTTGAGGACTAAAACTGGTCTAATGCAGGAAGTCTTATCGCGTAAAACCGTTAAGACTTACAATAAGATTGTACTTAAGGGTGACTTCCCTGAGCAGGACGCCTTTGTAGCTGATCCAGCCCGATACATAGCTAACCAGTGTTCGCGTCGTGCTGGTAAGACCAATGGATTAGCCATCAAGTTTATTAAGACTATGGAGTCACATCCTAAGTCCCAATGCGTATATTTAGGTCTCACCCGAGAGTCAGCACGTGAGGTTATGTGGCCCGTAATGCAGGAGTTTAATGACCGTTACAACCTTGGTTTTGAATTCATTGAATCTAAACTCACTATAGTACATCCTAATGGCGCTAAACTAGTCATGTATGGTGCCGACATGAAGAACTTTATTAAGCGCCTTCGCGGTCGTAAATACCCAGGCGTCGCAATAGATGAGGCTCAAGACCTATCGACCATAGAATCACTGGTAAATGACGTTCTAACACCATCTATAGCCGACTATGAAGATGGCTGGATTGCTTTAACCGGTACTCCCGGACCCGTCCCTAACGGCTACTTCTTTGAGGTAACCCAGAACAAACGATATGGTTATTCACACCATGGCTGGACACTCCTTCAAAACCCCCACATGCCTAACCCAACGGCTTTTATTGATGATCTATTAGCCAAACGGGAATGGACCACCGATAATGCTACCTTTCGTCGAGAGTACTTAAATCAATGGGTATTAGATGTACAATCCCTTTGGGTACAATATAACGAAAAGCAATGTGATTTCAAGGAGTTACCGAGAGAACATACTTGGGAGTATGTTATGGGAGTAGATATAGGCTTTAGGGATGCCGATGCCATAGCTATCCTAGCCTGGTCACCCACTAGTGACACTACCTATCTCGTAGAAGAACTAGTAATGAATAAGCAAGGTATTACCGAGCTAGTCGCCCAAATGAACCAAATGACTGATAAGTATAAAAATATATCCAAAGTCGTAATGGATGAGGGTGGTCTTGGCAAGAAAGTCGCAGAAGAAATTCGTAGACGGCATTCAATTAACGTAGATCCAGCAGATAAGATCCGTAAACAAGAAAACGTCGAATTACTTAATGATTCTATGCGCTTAGGTAAGTTCAAAGCCAAAAAAGAT